ACGGAACTACATTCTTTTCACAAGAATTAACTCTAAACTTAAAGAAGTTAACAAACGAAATGACGACTCAGCTTAAATTAATGGCATTTGGTCGTCCGCAGATTATCGTTTGGACTAACAATGGTGATGCATTCTTAGTAGGTAAAAAAGAAGGTGCCGATATGACCGGTGGAACAATTCAAACTGGTGGAGCTTTAGGAGACCTTTACGGATACTCTCTAACTTTCACAGGACAAGAACAATTCCCTGCTCAATTCTTATCTGGAAGTACTACTGCTGATGCATTAGGCGGATTAACTGCAAACTACACAGTAGTTTACGGAGCATCTGCATAATATCATTCGGTATAAACACTATAAAATATTAACCCTACTCTTCGGAGTGGGGTTTTTTTATTTAACTATTAATACGAAATTCATTGTTATTATAATATAAAGACAAGATAATGCTAGCATATTACATAAGCCAGTCTAACTCATACGTGATAAGAACACAGATAACAGGTAGTAATGAATTTACTATGAGTTTGACGGATATGATGGGATTAAATACATTTACTGCATCTATTACATCTGCTTCCTATACTCCATACGAAAGTTTACTATCGTTTACTGCAAGTATAAGTGGAACATTTGTAGCAGACGAATATCGTGCAGTATTATATAATCAATCAGGAAGTGCATCGGTAAATATATGGAACGGAAGTTTACAAGTGTATGCATCTCAATCAATCGACAAATCAGTATACGAAAATAAAAATACACAATATGTTTCGCACGAAAGTGAGAACAAATATATCATAATGGATTAATATGAAAGGACAACAAAAATTCTCAATAGTTAATGTAAACAATAACTCTCTTCCAATTATACAGGAAGATACTAAAACTCGTTATCCATTCGTTCCATTTGGTGTGTATGGCAATGACGATTTCTTTGACGCAGTTACTACTGCTTTCAATGTTAGTACAACTAATGCAGCATCTATCGAAGGTATTGCTGATTTAATATTTGGTAAAGGTTTATATTCCAAAGACCAAGTATTCAATGAGACTTTACAAAGAATGATTCCGCAAGAAGAAGTTAAGAGAGTTGCATTTGACTTAAAATTATTTGGTAATGCAGCATTCCAAGTTTATTGGGATGATACACATACAAAGATTAAAAAGATGTACCATGTACCTGTTCAGTTATTAAGAGCAGAGAAGTTAGGTGCGTCTCCAAAGATAGAAAATTATTATTATTGTACTGATTGGAACGACCAAAGAAAGGTAAGAGATAAAAAGAAAATACCTGCTTTTGAAACCAGTAATGAGAAGATGGAAATACTTTACATCAAACATTATTGTCCAGGTTTGTATTACTATTCATTACCTGATTGGGTTTCTGCTTTACAATTAGCAATGGCAGAAGGTGAGATAAGTAATTTACACTTTAATAATATTGTGAATGGGTTCTTACCAGCGGTAATGTTAAACTTCAATAACGGAGTTCCTGCACCTGAAGAAAGACAAACTATCGAAGATTTAGTACAAGCTAAATTCACAGGTACGGATAACGCAGGTAGATTTATGTTATCATTTAACGATGACCCTTTAACTAAACCTACGATTGACATAATTGATATCACAAACTTACATGAGAAGTATGACTATGTTGCAGAATACACACAGGATAGAATCCTTGTAGCACATAGAGTAACATCTCCTTTATTGTTTGGTATCAGAACAAAGAACAATGGTTTCTCTTCACAATCAGAAGAAATGAAAACGGCATTCTCTATCTTACAAACAATGACTATTGCACCTTTCCAAAACATTATATTAAATACTTTGGATTACGCATTAACTTGTTCTGGATATACCAATGCTGAATTATACTTTGAACAATTAACTCCGTTAGTTATCTTATCACAAACAGCAGAAGAAACTGGTAAATCAGTTGCAGAAGTTGAAGATGAAGTAAATGATAGTATGGAAAATCCAGCAACAACAGAAGATACTGCTGACCAAACTCCATTAGAACCAATACCAGGTAAAGAAGATAAGTTTACATTACCTGCACACTTTGAAAAAGAATACGAAATATATAAAAAATAATTATGTCATACGCATTATTCATAAATAGAAACGATATTATAAAGAACTCTCCGTTGCAAGGTGCAATTGATGCAGATGCTTTATTGCCGTTTTGTAGAACTGCACAAGATAAGTACTTAAAGAATTTATTAGGAACTGTCCTATTCGATTACTTACAGGCACAAATCACTGCAAACACATTTGGTTCATTAAGTTCTTATTATCAAGACTTAATGGATGACCATATTAAATATACTTTATTGTGGTATGCATGTGTTGAATATATTCCATTTAGTTCAGTTCAATTTAAATCAAATGGAGCAGTTAAACAACAAAGTGAACAAGGTATAGCTCCTGCTAAATCTGAAATTGATTATCTTTTAAACAAAGCTCTAAACAATGCAGATTACTACGCATTGAGATTACAGAATTACTTAATTGCATATTCTCAAAACATACCTCAATACTTAGAAACTGTTGGTAATCAAACACAAATATATCCTGACCAAAGTAATCAATACTTCGGTGGAATACAATTATAATAACTATGGCTCAACAAATCGTTCATAATACAGGTGTAAACTATACTCTTTATTACAATGCTTTGAATTATTTCAAAACAATAATGAGTAACCATCCATCTATTGCAGCAGTCACACAAGGTGATATTACAAAGATAGATGTGAATCAGTTTCCTGCGTATCCATTAGGAAATATCCTAATAACTGAAAGTAATTTTGGTAGTAACATAACAAATTACACAATTCAGTTGACGGTTGCTGATAAAATTAAAAATAAGAATAACGAAAGTGATGATAGAACTAATGCACAGACTGTTCCGTTTTATGGAGTAGATGATGTAGTAGACATTCACGCAAATACATTGGGTATCTTAAACGACTTAACTTCATATACGCAAAGAGGAGTTGCAGGGTTTGAGATAAATGGAGACATAAATTGTTCGGCGTTCTCTGACCAATTCAATAACGGATTGGCCGGATGGGTGGCAACCTTTGAGTTAACTACCCACAATGATAAAAATCGTTGTCTTTTTTTTTTAATTAATCCGTCGGGTAGTGGATATATAATTGATGAATGTACAATAGGTGGTGAATACAAAGCAGTAATTCAACAACCTGTAACACAAGGACAAGTTTTCTCAACAAAAACTTTTCCAGTTTGGACACCATCATTAGAAAATTATACAGGATTAAGATGTTTCACAGTAGGAGAAACATTTGAGGGTGAGGATGATTTTGATTTTGTAAACTTACAGGTTTTGCCATTACCATATGAAAATTATGTGAATTGTGATTATTGTGAGTTGTGGATTAATCCCAAAGTATGGTCAACAACACCGGAGAAGTGGGGACAAGGAACAGATGTTGCATTTAGAAAATGGCAATTTGAATAAAATAAAAATAAAAATAAAATGGGTAGTTTAAGTAATTTATATGTGTCACAATCTTATCAGTCTCTATTACATTTAGGGGTTGATACTTCATTTTTTCCAGTTGGTGCAACTGCACCGCAAGGATATCTAAATGTTGAAGATGGTTTGGGATACAATGCAGGATTTGCCATATCATCATCAGGAGATATGTTCTTTTCACAATCTGTAATAGTAAATAAAAATTTAAGTATTAACCAAAATTTAGATGTTGATGGAAACTTTATTGTATCAGGTACATTCGATATAGAAGGTAAGGTAACAGTAAATGATGATGTAAGAATAAATGGTAATTTACAAGTTAGTGGTAGCACAAAATTAACTGGAAGTTTAGAGGTATCAAATAATATCACTGCATCAAATGCATTTATCACAAATGATTTAAATGTTGGTGGAACTTTGTTTGCAAGTAAAGTAGTAACACTAATTGAATCATCATCTATAATTTACTCATCTGGGTCTAATATTTTAGGAGATGAAACTTCGGATACACAAACCCTTATCGGATTGGTTAGAATGTCAGGAAGCAGTCAATTAACTGGTTCTATGGGTATTACAGGCAACTTTATTGCAGGAGGTAGTGGAACATTTGGAGGAACTGGTAGTTTTATAGGAGATTTGACAGCAACGGGAAATATTTCATCTTCTACAATTAGTGGAATTGGTAATGTAACTTTATATTCTCAATCAGTAGATAGTAGATTGGACTTTTTAGAAGGGCCGTTTAGTACATCGGTTGATTTTAGATTAGATGAATTAGAAACTTGGTCATCATCTTTACAAACTACTTTCGTAACAGAAGTTGAGTTAACTCAAACTGCATCTTTATTACAAAATAATATTAATACAAAACTAAACACTTCTTCGTTTAATGCATATACACAATCGACTGACAATAGAATAAATGTATTGTCATCATTTACAGGAAGTTATGCAACAACTGGAAGTAACACATTTGCAGGTAATCAAACTATTAATGGAACTTTATTAGTAAGTTCTTCAATGGTTTATTCTGGAAGTGTAAGAGGTCAAGTATTCCCAATAACAATTAGTTCTAATACTGCAAGTATAGATTGTAGTAGAGGTAATTTCTTTACGTTATCATTACCTGCAGGAACAACAAGATTAGAAGCAACAAATGTATTACCAGGTGAAACTCTTTCATTGAGAATATTTAATCAAACAACATCATCAGTAGTAACTACTGGCACATCAGTTAAATTCCCAACAGGATTTACTTATGTACCTACTCCGATATCTAATTCTACTGATATCATAACATTTTTAACATTTGATAATTCATCAATCTTTGCAGTAGCTGCAAACTATTTCGCATAATATGTATATACCATTAACTTTTGAAGGAGCATTACAAAAATGTCTATTTGCATCAGGTGGATTAGAAGGATTTTTTATATCTGGAAGTCAACAATGGAAATACCATATGTTTACTGGCGCTGCCGATTTAGTAGTTCAAAAAGGAACTATTGATAATGTACAAATTTATGTTATTGGTGGTGGTGGCGGAGGTGCTAGAGGAGTTGCAAACACTAATCCAGCCGGCGGCGGTGGTGGTGGTGGCACAAACTTTACAATGAATGCAAGATTATTTCAAGGAACATATAACATTGTAGTTGGAGAAGGTGGTGCGGTACAAGGTATACAAAATACAGATGGATTTTCAGGCTCACAATCTTCTATAATAGGTACAGATTTAAATTTAGTTGCAAGAGGTGGTGGAGGTGGTACATGGGGTTCATCTGGTAGAGGAGGAATATCTGGAAATGGATTTAATGGTGGTACATCAAATACTGAAAATGGTGGTGGCGGTGGAGGTTCAACTGCGGTTGGAGATAACGCAACTGGAATAAAAGCAGGTAATGGTGGAGCTGGTAACACTTTTTATATTGCAGAATATCCATATGGATATGGTTGTGGAGGAGGAGGTTATGCAATTTCCACAGCTGATGAACCAGGATTTAGTTGTAATGATACACAATATGGTGCAGGTGGTGAAGGTAATAATAATTCTACTGCGGGTGCTAATAGATTTGGTATGGGTGGTGGAGGCAATGGTAATAGTGGTTCAGCAGGAGGTAGTGGTAGCGTAATGATTCAATATCCAATATATGATTATTGTTCAAACTATTTTGATGAAACAGGAAGTTGTGGTTGTAGAGAAGTAACATTTGATATTAGTGACCCATTAAATTATCTTCCAGATTTATTTGGAAATTATTTATATACACCATGTGGAACTAATCAATTGGTATCAGGAAGTATATTAGCATATCAACCTGTAACAGTATGTGCAGCTAGTAATTCTTTTTATTGGGTTAATAGCAATAGTAGTTATGGTAATTCAAGTGGCACACTTATTGAATCAGGTCGTCAATGTATAAGTGCAAGTTATGGTGTAGAAACATGCGTAACTCAATCTTTCCCTCCAACATGTAGTGGTTCTTATGTATTTTATAAAGGTGGAACTTCTTCAACATTTTATTATATTCCTACTACTAGTTCATCACTTTCTTATAGTCCGATTGCAAATAATAACGTAAGTTTTAAATGTGTATCTTCAGGAAGTTTTAGTGGTATAGGAAGTTATCCATATGGATTGACAGGTGCAGGTGCAGCTATATCAACTTCATCAATTACTTTTTGTACAAGTTATTTATTTACACCAGGAAGTGGTACACAAACAGCAACTTATTATGAATGTTCAACTGATACTTTGGTTTCAATTGCAATTTCAACACCTACAAGATTTTGTACAAGAAATGGTAGACCAAGAACATTATCAGGTGGTGGTTCAACAATTGTAGCAGGAGGTGGGTGTGTTACAGGAGGTAGTGGTAGTTGTGGATGTCCTTAAAATTAAATTATGGCTACATTACAAGACATAGCAAAACAGATTAGTTCTCTCGCACAACTAAATCTACAAAGACAACCTACCCGTGCAATAGACACAGGTAACTTACTTCGTAAAGTTAAGGCTGCAAATACTCCTGCTAAAATGATTAAGGAGTTAAAAACAAAAGATGATTATTCTTTTGAAATAGAATTAGACTATGCACCTAATGGAGCTGAATATGGACAATTCGTAAATGATGGTACATATAAAATGGATGCAAGACCATTCGCAGATAATGCAATCAATGACCCGTCTGTTCAATCAATGTTAAACCAATATTACGAAGATATGGTTGATAAAATGGTAGTAGGAAACATCGCAGCAGAATTGGACAAAATGGAAGCAGAGTATTAGTATCACATACTTTTATTGAAAAGGTGGTTATTATATTAAACAATATACATAATGGCTTTATCATTATTACAGACTCCTGCAAGTTGTTCATTCGCACAATCACCAATTATATTTTCTATTGATGAGAGCAATACTGCTACATTAACATCATCTTCATTTCAGTATGTAGGTGATTTATATTATTGGCAAGGTGGGCCAAATGCATCTTCTTCGGTAGCAGACTATACAATTTCTAAATTTCCAAATACTGCTGGTGTAGGTTTGTTTGATTTAAATAGAATAATCAATTCAACACTTACAGATTACGCACAAGCTAATACTTCAAATGTAATTTACTTTGCAATAGATTTCTATTGGCAATATTATAGTGGAACGGCATATATTACGGGTTCACATTTGAAATCGGAAACATATAAAGCAGTAGATGGGTATGGAGTATTCCCTGAAACTATTGGTCAGCAAATGAATACTACAACTCCATACTGGCCATTGTTAACAGATGGGCCAGCAACACAATCTGCATTTTTAGATAATAGAGGATTGAGTGGAGTTTATGGTGGAAACATTGGTGTACCAACTCCAACAAAAATAGTTTATACAGGCAATACAGGTACCGCAGATTATACATTAACAGCAAATGTTAGTTCTTCTGGACAAGTACAACAATATCCAATAGGCCCATCTCAAAGTGGTTTTCCTCTTTCAACAACTGGACTAACTTATTTTACAGTTCAAGCATTCAATGGTGCATCTGCATTAGGAACACCAATAAGATATAATATCGATTGTGAACAAAAATATCCAAATGTAAGAATCAAATGGAAAAATCGTTTTGGACAATTTGATTGGTTAAACTTTTATATGGTTAGTAAACAATCTTTTACAACTGAAAGAAAAACTTATCAACCACAATTGGGTACATGGGAAGCTTCCACATTATCATATCAAACTTATGATACTGCAAATTCTGCATACATCGTAGATTCTAAACAAGGTTTATCAGTTAATACATTTTGGTTGCCTGAAAGTTACAATGATATTTTAAAGCAATTATTAGTAAGTGATGAAATCTATTGGATTTACAATGAATCAACAGGTGCATTAAGACCTATGACTATTGTATCTCAAAACATTTTATTTAAGACGGGAGTAGTAGATAAATTAATTCAATATCAATTTGAATTCCAATACGGACAACCTTACAAGCTAATTTTATAATGGGAATAATATCACAACAAGCGTTTACATTCAGGTTAATAGCCGATGGAACTCAATTAGACATATTTGATGATGAAGATATAAAAGTATCTAATAATGTAACAGGTCTCTTTGATATAGGAGTTTTACCTGCTACATTCACTCGTCAGATATCGGTGCCTGGAACGAAAGTAAACAACGCATTTTTCGAACATGTTTACGATATTAGTATTGATAACCCTTTTCTATTTGCGACCAATATAAAGGTTCCTGCATACATTGATTTCGATTCTGTATACCTTATCGAAGGTTACATACAATTGAATAAAGTAAATGTAATTGCAAACAAATATATTGAGTCTTATGAGATTACCTTATATGGTACTCTATCTTCATTTGCTAGAGATACAAACAGATTATACTTAACAGATTTAAGTTCACTATCACAATACAATCACACTTCATCTTACGATAATATTTCAGCAAGTTGGGGTGGTAATTTATTTAGTGGAGATATAGTTTATCCACTTGCAGATTATGGTAGTGCATATGCATTTACACCAGGTGGTTTTGAATTATTTGGTATGGATGACCAAGATGGTGCATTGACAATTCAAAACTATAAACCTGCAATCAGAATTAAACCTGTATTAGATGCAATCTTTAACGAAGCAGGATATACATACACTTCATCTTTTATGGCTAAACCATTTATCGATGATGTTTATATGATTTGTAATAATTCATTAAGATACCCAGAATATAGTGGTGTTGATTTGGAAACATATGGTAAAATAAAAGTAGGTGCAATATCAGGTAGTAACATGACTGACATAACTCTTGCATCTGGTAGTTGGACAACTTTGCCATGGTACAATACACTATCTGACCCACAAGACTTTTATAATAATGGAGCATATAGAGTTGAGAAAAGAACTAACTTAAAAGGTATATTAAATATAAATATAAATGTAAGTTGTTCGGTAAATAATATGCCAGGTACACTTTCAGCAAATGGAACATGGCAAATCCGTATGGTAGAGACAGGTAGTTTAACTGCTTATTCAACTCGTGCAATTCAATCTTATATATTATTCTTCGACCAACTACAACAAAGTAGAGGTAGCAATGGTATAAATACAACATATCAGTTAGCAACAGAATTTAAACTTGATGATATACCTGTTGGTAATTATTATTTCCAATTAAGGCAATCTCCAAATAATGCACCACCTACTGCTCAACCATTGGTTAAATTAGACCCAGTTGGAACAACTAAATCATTTTTAGAAATTAAACAAGTTAACCAAGCAGCTGATGGTAGAGTTCTGGATATACCTTCGAACATGCCATATGGTACAACGGGTATTAAACAAATTGACTTTATATTAGGATTACAAAAGAAATTCAATTTAGTTATTTATCCTAATAAAACTAAATCAAATGAGTTTATAATTGAAACATTTAATGAGTGGTATAGAAGAGGACAGGTAAAAGATTTCAATAAATATATTAATTTAGATGACAATATAGAAGTAATTCCTGCAAACAATCTTGCAGTTAATAGATTAAACTTTGGTGATACATTAGATACTGATTATATTTCACAACAATTCAGTAAGGAAGCAAATAGAGAATATGGTAAAACATATTACATAGATACGACTAACTTTTATTCACAAGGTGAATTTAATGTTAAGACTACATTTGCATCTGACCCATTAGTTAGAATTGCTGGTACTGGATTATCTGGTAGTATTAGTGGTATTAATCCACCAGAAACTACATTCTACGCAGGTAGTTGTAAGTTTGCATCACAAGCAAATCCAATTTATGTATGTACTTCACCTATTACAATTGATGTATATACATATGATGGAACTTTGACAGAAGGAAATATAATGTTCTATGATAGTTATGGCCAATCACGTATAACTGGATTTAAGAATTTCCTTCCAAATATTGCAGAAAATATAAGAAATGTTAATCCTATTACGGCAGAGATAGAAAGTAGTACACCATATAGTTGCTAAAATAAAATATTATGAGTCAAATTATTCCTATATACATACCTACATACATTAGTGACGCAGCTTATTCACCTAGTAGAGTCTTACCTCGTTTATTCTTTTATAATGGAATGATAGAGTGTGAAACTTATTGGATTGAAAGTGGGTCATTGACCACTTCTGGTGTAACATATCAACAAAATGCATTTCCTTATTTTGACAATTATAGTGTAGTAACTGGTAGTTTTCCTACAACTGATTCACTTTCATTACTTTTTAATAATGAGAATGCATCTTATGGTCAAATACCTACCGGAAGTTTGTATACTGAATATTGGGAAAAATATGTATCTTTGCTTTATAATCCTAAAACAAGATTAGTCAATTGTTCAGCAATCATTCCATTAAAAGATTACTTTGAAATGGAACTTAATGATATTGTAAATTTCCGCGGGAATTATTTTCACCTTCGTGCAATCAATGATTATTCTTTAAAAGATGGTTCATGTACTTTACAATTGTTGGGCCCTATTATTTCTGATACATTTAGTAGTGCATTTCCAGAACCTGCACCATTACCAACAGGTAGTAGTGATTTTGCAACTGCATCAATTAATTTGAATGAATTAAATTCAGGTAGCATATTCATAGATGGGAATATAATTGTATCTGGAAGTCCTTATTATTTTAGTGGTAACTTTACACAATATGTGACAGGTGGAGTAGTTGCTAATGTAGTAATGGAAGGTAAAGATGGTGGTTCAACTGCATGGGGTGGATATACAACGGCATCTGCAACATTAGCAATTTTAGATAATGGAACACCGGTAACAAGTTCGACACAATATATTTATTCTGGTAGTGGTGATACGGTAATAACATTCCCGACAACATTCACAACAGGTCACATAATTACTATATCAGGTAGTACGGCAGTAGTGGGTGACCCTACTCCACCACCAACTGCAAGTTTAACATTTACAGTAAATAATCCTGGAACATTCCCTTATCCTGTAACAGCAGGTATGGGTAGTGCAAGTGGAACTCTAATCAATAATACAGGTAATACTATATATGTTTATAGTTGGTTTAATAGTGGTGGAAATATATCAGGAAATACAGCAAGTGATAGTGCACAATTCTCAGGTGGTAATCCATTGGATATACCATTTACAACTATTTCAGGTAGTGGACAAACAGTTTACTCTACCGATTATGAAACGATTATAAGTGATAATACAACAAAATATTGGACTGTAACTAAAAATGATAACCTAACTAGTGGTGCAACTATGAGATTAGGATACGCAACAACACCAGGTGGAACGATAACTGCTTTAGCACCATAACTGATTAATTGAAATAAAATTGTTATTATAATATGATAAAGAGTATAATAGATTTATTACAAACAAATGAGTTTTACGGAGTAAGTGAAAACGTGAACATAGCAAAAGGCAAATATGCTATACCTTACACATTTAGAGATATAGGTAAAAATATTAAACGCAGATTATGGCCGATAAAAGAATCAAAGTAAAGGTTGATGTTGAAACCAACGCAGCCAATTCAATTGCAGATTTAAAGGCTCTTAAAAAGGAGTTAAAGAATACTGCGGCAGGTTCTGCTGATTTTAAAAGATTAGTAGGAGAGATTGATGATTTAGAAGATAAACTTAAATCAGCAAAAGGTGCAGCAGCAGATTGGATTGATTCGTTAGAATCAGCAGGTGGCCCGTTGGGTATGGTTGGTGGTGCTTTGAATAAATTAAAAGTATCAACACAATCATTCGGTGCTGCATTAAAAGCAACAGGTATTGGTTTAATCGTTTCTCTATTAGGAGGATTTGCAGCTGCTCTTTCAAAGTCGGATAGTACGATGAAAAAGTTCGAACCAATCTTAATTGGATTTGAACAAATTTTGAATGGTGTATTAGGTGCATTACAACCACTTATAGATGGATTTATTGAGTTAGCACAGGATGTAATGCCGTATGTAACAAAAGCATTTAAGGTAGTTTATTCAGCAGTAACCGCAGTATTTCAATCATTAGGTAAGTTAGGAAGTGCAGTTGTAAAATTATTCAAAGGAGATTTCAAAGGTGCATGGGAAGATGCTAAATCATCAGTAACAGGATTTAGTGATAACTACGATACAGCAGTTCAAAGATTTGAGAAAGGTCAAAAACAAATGACTAAAACTCAGAAAGAAAATCTTAAAGAACAAAAGAAAGATAGAGACGAAGCTGCGGAAGAAGCAAAGAGAAAGAGAGAAGAGGAATTAAAAGAATTAATGGATGGTCAGAAAGAAGCATTTTTAGAATTACTTTCTGAAAGAGAAGCAGAAGAATATAAAGTTAATGAACATTATTCTAGATTATTATTTCTTGCAACTAAATATGGTGAAGATACAACTCAATTAAAAGCAGCACAAGCTGATGCGTTAAAAGAAATTGATGATAAGTATCTTGCTAAACAAAAAGAGTTAGATGAAAAGGAAAAAGAAAAGAGATTAAAGGATGCAGAAGAGTTTGCTAAATTCTCATTGGAACAATACGAAAAGATTAAGAAATTAGATGAGGAGAGAAAGGATTCAGCATTTAAAACAAACCAAGCGGTATCACAATCATGGGTTGATTTAGGTAATAATATTGGAAATATATTTGGTTCATTGATAAATGTATTTGAACAAGGTTCAGCTATGGCAAAAGCATTTGGTATTGCACAAGTTGCAATCAATGCTGCATCATCTATTGGACAGATATTAGTAAATGCAAGAGCTGCACAATTTGAATACGATAAAGCAATTGCAAGTGGTAACGCTGCAATCTTAATGGCAATACCAAAATTAGTAAATCCAATTACTGCACCATTAGGTATAGCAGAAGCAGCAGCAGGTAAAGCAGCAGTTGCAGGTGGTATCGCTGGAAAGGCTGCATTGAAGGTAAATACTAATTTACAAATTGCAGCAGTCGGTGTATCATCGGCAGCACAAATCGCAGCAATCTTATCAGCAGGTAAAAGTAAATCAGCAGGAGCAAGTGGGGGTGGTGGAAGTGCATCAGCTGCGGGTGGTGGAGCAATACCAAATGCACCAACAGTTGCACCTACTGCGGCACCAGTAATACAAAGTGGACAGGGTATAAATGCAACTGCACAAATAGGTGAAACTATATCAGCTGCACAAAAACCTATACGCGCATATGTAATTTCAGGTGACATAACCAGTCAACAAGCATTAGATAGAAGAACGAATAGAGCTGCAACATTTAGTGCAGGGTAATCATTTTTAAACAATTTATTGTTATTATAATATGGAAAAGATATTCGAATTATTAGTTGAAGATGAAACAGATTTTATAAGTGCTATATCACTTGTAGAAATGCCGGCAATTGAAGAACCATTTCTTTATTTTAATAATGAAGAAATCAAATTTTCAAAAATTGAAACGGAAAAGCGCATGCTTATAGGGCCCGTTCTTATACCCGAGAAACACATTTTACGTTTAGAGGCAGATGGAACACCATATAAAGTTTATTTTTCTAAAAAAACAGTAGCTAAACTTGCACAGAATTATCTTAAAAATAAGCTAACAGATTCTGCAACGCTTGAACATGGTGATAAAAAAATCAAAGGGGTTCATTTAGTAGAGAGTTGGATTAAAGAAAGTAAACTAGATAAAGCAAACAGTTACGGAATGGGTTCTTTGCCTGAAGGAACTTGGATGGGAATGTTTTATATAGATGAAACACCTGATGGTGAGAAAATTTGGAATGATTATATCAAAACAGGAAAAGTCAAAGGATTTTCAGTCGAGGCATTAGTGACACATAAATTAATTAAAGCTTCTCAACATTATTTAGATAAAGATATAAATGATTTAAATGAAGAAGAAGCAAATATATTTCTTGGCCAAATCAAAGCAATCATTAAAAAAGATAAAAGATTTAAAAAAAAAGAGAGAATAGAGTTTGAAACATATAATGATTACGGAGAAGGTATTCGTAACAATGCTAAAAAAGGTATTGAGTTAAACGAAAAAAATGGTAATAAATGTGCCACACAGACCGGTAAGGTTAGGGCACAACAGATTGCCAAAGGTGAAAATCTTTCAGTTGAAACTATAAAAAGAATGCACAGCTATTTAAGTAGAGCAGAAACCTATTATGACGAAACTGATATGAATGCATGTGGAACTATATCTTATTTATTATGGGGTGGTAAAGCTGCATTAAGTTGGAGTAGAAATAAATTGAGAGAATTAGGATTATTAGAAGAAGCCGAAGCAAACCCACAGGTGACATCAAGTTACCCAGGCCAGGTTGCAAGTGGTAGTGTTGCACCAGCATTAAAGTAATATGAATCAAAGTACATACATAAAGAATATAGAAAAGTTTGCATTACCATCTAAACCATTGAGTGAATTTAAATCAATGCTTAAAAGAAGTTCAGCAGGTAATCCTATGTTTGTAAAATGGAGAACTGCAATACCACCAACACATAGAGCATCTTATGAAATGTATTGGGGGGAGTTTTATAGTAATTCTGACCAAAGTGTTACAAAAAAACAAGAAGGTATGGTTAATTTAGTTGCTCCTACTACAATAGAAGGATGGAGAACTCTAACATACGACAACATCAGTTCATTTAGATTTGAAGGAAAAACATACACAATAAATTAAAGATTATGCCAGTAAATGTAAAAAAAGGTGAGAGTGAAAGTGATTTCATTTCCCGTTGTATAGGTGAAGAAGTTGGTGCAGGATATGAACAATCTCAAGCAGCAGCTATATGTTATTCATATTGGGACAAAGATAATATGTCAAAGATAACTGACACTACATCAAAAGTGATGGCTAGTATTAATTTCAATACAAAGTATAGAGGAATTAATTTACTTGCAGAAGCAGGTGAAGACCCCTGCTGGAACGGTTACACCCAATACGGGACAAAGACCGATGAATCTGGCAGAGAAGTGCCAAATTGTATTCCTGACGAAAAATAAAAAAATGATACATTTATTTCGTAAAGAGAAGTTCGATACCAATCTATATGATTTGGAATTGAAGGTTGAATCACAGCAAAAACAAATAATAGAATTAAGGGAATTGGTTTTAGAGTTATCTAAACAAATAAATTCACTTCAAATAGAAATTGATTATTTAGTAAATAACAAATATAGTGGGTATGGCAAAAGTATCTAAATCAAATAGTAACAAGGTTAGCTTCGGGGTAAGAAAATCAGGTCAACCAGGTGGTAAGAAGTCTTACAATAAACATACACCTCGTCCTAAACCATACAGGTCACAAGGTCGTAGTTAAAAATAGGTTACAACCTAATTTTAAGACTGCTTCCTGACACTCAAATACAATATTGGTATGTATATATCAAATCGGAGAATATACGGAAAATAACAAACAAAAAAGACCCGAGCCATTTACGACTCGGGTTTGTTGTTAGAATGACAGTAACTAACAACCAGTTATGAGAACAAACAAAATTTCTATTTTTTAATAGCGTTAATAATGCTAGGTAAACTTACATATGAATATTCTTTATGAATTATCGTTGCTATACCTTTTGATTTACCATTTCTTTGTTTAAGAATTTTAGCAAATTGTTTTTTAATATTCTTTACATCTTTTTCAGTTAATTTAGATTGTGGATGTGAGTCACCTTTTAATACTTTTCTTTTCGAAAGAGTATCGGATGCTTGTTGTTGTTTTGGATAATCTTTTAAGTGTTTAGGATTAACACATTTTTTATTACCACAAGTATTTGTAATACATCCAGAAGGAAATTTTACTTTGTGAAGTATTGCTGAATAATTTTTTGGTAATAATTGATTACCATTATTGTCTATAATCCATCTTTTAGGATATAACCAGCAACCATCAGTTTGCTTAATTACACAATCATTAAATCTATCTTTAGCATTACCAAAGTATTTTTTTAAACCTTTGGAAACTTTCTTTTTAAAATCTTCCTTTTTATTTCTTTCTGCAATTTGTGTATTAGCTACTAATTTATTATGTGAACTTTTTATTTTTACATCACTCTTAATGGGTGAAGCTTCATCACTCCAATCATTATAATTTATTTTAAAACGTGTTGACATATCTCATACATTTATTTTTCCATTCTTTTGGATAACGAATTATATTAATTGCAATATCTTCTGCTAATCGTAAACTCAAATGTAATTTGAGATTTAACTGATTAGCTCTAATCCAATCAATTACCAATCCCATTTCTTTATCAGTAAGTCCTCTACCAAATAGTTGTTTTAATCTTTTACTACTTTGTAGTATCTGATAACTTTCTAATTTGTGTTCTACATATACACGTAATAATCTAGGGTGGTCTAATTCCATATCTACATATTCCATTCTATCTCCTAATGCTTCCCATCTTTTAATAAATGATGGTTCTTTTTTGTTTTGACCATAAACTTTATTACGCCACTTTTGGACTTCTTCCATCATTTTAAAGTTTGTAAGAATTACTAACTTTGCATCACTTTCAAATTTAGCACCAATGTTTCTTTTACGCAATTCATTATTAAAGTTTGCTTTGGTAAGGTCGACATCTTTAATTAAATCTCTTTCGGTAGTTGCCATCATAATAGATAAACCTGCTACATCTTTTAAAATACCATCATTATCGTCAGACATAACAACACCCGCTTTATCTAACCAACCACCTTTTTCTTTACTTCTATTTGCCCAAATATCAGCATATAATGCCCAATTTGAATAGTCTGATTTTCTTACAAGGGGCCCATCTGTAATATCTAAATTGATTAACTGCCAGTTATCATCATCATCTTTATCATATTCTGAATTTAAAATATTTACATTAAGGCAACCTGCGTCTTTTAATATCATCTTACCTTCAAATGATTTACCAATACCCGGAGGGCCGATACAAATTACACCTGTATTAAATCCGTCATATGCATCTAATAATGCCTGTGCATATTCTTCATCTTTTCTTTCTGCCCATTGGATAATTTGTTTATCGGACATTGCATTCACTTTGTTTACATCTACTGCCATCTTATTTATTGTTTAATTGTTTACGAATTTTATGTTGTTCTCTTAAATACGACTGAACTTTTTCTAATTCAGTTTTAAGATACATTACTTCTTTTTTGGTTTTAATGATTGCTTCTGCTAATCTTTCCAATGTTAATTCTTTTGACATAATTTTCACTTTAAGGATTTAATATTCTTTCCAATGTATTACAAAATACTTTATTATCTCTATCCAAAGGAACATTGGTTAATAATTTAATTTCAATCTCTCTAATGTATTCTATAAGTTCTTTTACAGGCATGTTATAATTTACCTGAATTTTTTGTAGATAATGTTTGGACTTTACTAAATCTCTAAACGCCTGTAATCTTTCTATCTTTTTGTCTAATTCATTCATAACTTATTTATTTATTTTGTAATTCCCATTTAGCTTGCATAACAACTGCATATCGTTGCAATTCTTTAGCTTGGTTATAATTTACTTTTAATTTATTTACTATTGTCATCATATCTTCAATTAATATCCAACGAAAATCTTCACATATTTCTACCATTTCATTTAAGCAAATTTCATTTCCACTTTTTGACCATAATTTACTATATGCTTTTAGATAAGGTAAATTAATCATTTTCTTTTCAAATTTTTGGTAAGGTAATTTACCATTTTTTAACTTTGTCATATTATAATTTTTTTATATATCCTAACCTTCATTGGTAGGAATACCCAAAGATACGACAAATATTTATTCTGGCCATACCATTTGGGAACTATTTTGAAAAGTTTTTATTGGCAATCAATGACTTGCATATATTCTTTTTTGTAATATAACTAAACCGTTGAAAATCAATCATTTATGCAACTAACTGATAATCAATAAGTTATCAAAAAACCTCATAAAACATTGATTTTCAACAAGTTATGCAACTGGTTGATACTCAATGAGTTAGGTTTTGGGGGTAAAAATGGGGTTTTTTGGGTATTTTTTACCTACCTACATCTTTTAGGTATTTGTCTTTACAATCATTCCATGTCATACCAATTATGTTTGAATAGAATAAGGTCTCATCTTTTAATCTATTTTCAGTATGTAGGGTTGTATATCTTTTAATTGCTTTATCTTTCCACCAATTGATTGTGTATTCATCACCATCTGCAAAGTGTTTGTTTGTAATTAACTTATCTTCTGTAATTTTACCACAAAGATAATCATTACCATTCTGGTATATTGATGCAAAGTATACACCTCTCTTATATCCGTGATAGTATGAATTACCTTTAATACCACATTCTTTGAATATTAGATTGATTAGATTTTGTTTAGGTCCAGTTTTCAATTGTGATTTTTTATACTTTTCTGGATATTTCTCTTTGATATAATCTTTCCAAATATTATAAATCCAATCGTCAGGTTTAATCTTTACTAACCCTGATGAATGTCCTAATCCTTTGAAATGAGGAATACTATTATATTGACTACTCCCACCATATAGTGATGTGGTTTCTACTGCAATTAATGTATCGTTATATCTTTCAAACCATTCCTTTCTAAATACAGGAGATGTAGTTAGTGCAGCAATCAATTTACCACCTACAAAATTAAACCCTAATGGTTGCGTTGGTACAATTGCAGTTCCAATACAGGTGTTGTTTAACTTACCATCCTTAAACTTATTATCCCTACTCCAACCTATAAACTTATCTCTTACACCCAAACTAGATATGTCTGAACCTAATGCAATCACTCCTAACAATTTACCACTTACTCTATCTTTGACAAAAGCTTTAATATTTCTACCTGGGTTTGCAGTAAACTCCATAGAACTAATCAACATCCTAACATCAGTCCATTTAGTAGTTTCGTCTGTAATCTCAACATATGGTTGCAAAGAATTGATTTCTGCAATAGTTAAGTCTTTGTCCATTATATCGGTAGGTCTCCATAGAGTATCAATGTATGAATGATATACTGGTAATCTACTCATTGAATTATGTAAGTCATCATTAAACTCACCCCACTTTTTATAGAGTGTGCTTTCTTCAACTGACATGTTATGTAATTGATTTAAGTTTTGAATAAGTAATTCTTTATTCTTATCAAAGTTAAATTCCTTTTCTATTATTTCTGTATCCCAAAATTTCATATACTACAATATACAAATAATTATTGGTTTTGCCAAAAAAAAACTTATTAACATTTGGTGGTTTGAAAAAAGTTTCTTATATTTAATTATATCAAACAAAAAACATATAGTGTTGGATACTATATTAAAGATAACGGAAGAAATTCCAAAACACACCCCTGAGAATTATGAAATCCAACTTCATAGTTCAACGGGGTTTTTAATTTTATGAATACTATTATTTACAAAACGCATTTTGAGTTAATGAATACATTGACAGATGCACAGGCAGGTTTACTGATTAAATCAATTGGAATATATTGTACAGGAGTAATGCCAACATTTAACGACCAATTAGTTCAGGGTATCTTTTTAGGTTTAAGACATGACTTTGATACACAGGCTGAAAACTATGAAAAGAAAGTTAAAGCAAATAGAGAAAATGGTAAGAGTGGTGGTAGACCAAAGAAACCCACAATAACCGAAGATAACCCACAAAACCCAATGGGTTATTTGGAAACCGAACAAACCCAACCTAACCCACAAAACCTTAAAGATAAAGATAAAGATATAGAGAAAGATAAAGATATAGAGAAAGATATAGCTAATAGTACTGGTAGCATATTAACTAATAAAATAGCTAGACAAGATAATCTTTCTGAAATACTTGATAATATATTTGGAAATGATTAATAAATTAACTATATTTGAAAGATAATATGTTATTATAAAAGACAGGATTAAAAAATACTTCAACGCTATTCAGCATTACATTATGAAGTTCCTGTTCAACATATTATACAGAGCCGAAGTTTAGAGTGCCATCTTCTTCGGCTCTTTTTATGCGTTTCATTTTTTTTATTATACTTATATTTGGTAATATCAGAAATTATTACTATATTGTATAAACACAAAACATAAAAAGATGGCAAATCAAAAACAATGTATAGATTGTGGTAAAGTAAAAGACACCACACAATTTAGCAAAAGAACTTCAAGCAAAGATGGTTTACAAAGTAAATGTAAACAATGTAATTCAAAAGACAATCATAAGTTTAGAACTGAAATCAATCCAGAACACCATGCAAAGTGGCAAACTAATAATTGGGATAGATTTATGAATTATATGAGAAAGTATAGAAAGGCTGACAAGACTGGTATTATCTACGCAATCACAAACCCTGAAGGTGAGGTTTATATTGGAATGTCAGAAATGTTTTTGAAAGTTAGAATGATTGAACATAGAAAACATTATAGACAATACAAAGAAGGTAAACGAGAATCACTTCCAGGTCTGCACGATAGTTTTGACAAGTATGGTGTTATCAATCATAAATCAGAAATTATTTTAGAATTAGAAGGTATTGATAGAAAACAATTAGAACATATAGAAAGAAGTTTTATTGAAGCAGTAAAACAAACAGGCAAATCATTAAATAAAAGAAGTTGGTAATTATGAAAAGAATTAAATTAGGAGACTACGCAGAAGCATTGATACATGTTATCACTTTTGGATTTGGTGGTCGTATTGCAGTCTTTATTGCAAAACAAATGGGATATGAATCATGTGGTTGCTGTGAGAGAAAGCAGTGGTTAAATAGATTAACAGATAAAACTTACGATGGTGAGTGTAATAGTATAAAATTATGATAGAAAGTATAAAAGAAATTAGACCTGATTGATACCTGATACATTTAGA